TCGTTCCATTTGTCCTCTAGATATTGGCATAATCTCCTATCTTATTTTGTTTCTCCAAATAAATCAAGACTAGGCATGATGACTTTCACATCTCTTCTAATGTCCTCTACAGGCACTCCTTCAGCCTTCCATTCTTCATCGTTTTTGTACACCTTACCTGTCTTTAAATTACTAATTGTTTCTATTATTTTTTCTGGTTTTATTTCTAACATTATATTGTTACCTCTCTTGGCTGTATTTGTAATATAGAAGCTATGACATGTAACTCATTTGCATCACTAGCTTGTACTTTTAATATTTCACTCTCTTCTACTACAAGGGGCTGAGTCAAAAGTTCTACTGTCGTATTAGTATCTACTGCTTTTGTTTTAAATAAACTAAACACATTGCCAGAAGAATCTGTTAACGTAACATCAATATTACAACTAGATCCTGAATCATTAGATACTAATAAAGATTTAACCAAAGAAACATTTGCAGTTGGTGTGGTATACAACGTAGTGTTGTCTGTTGATGTTAAATCTGCTTTTGCGTTTAAAAAAGTATTTGCCATTAATTTAAAAAGAAGTTTTGTGCTTCTACCTCATCCTTTAATTCTTCTTGAAACGTTGTATTTAATTTTTGTATAATCGCATCAAGATCTCTAACCTGTGCATCAGCAACTTGTTGAGAATATTCTTTACTAGGTCTTGTTAATACTTGAACTATCTTTGCCATTACTCTCCTCCACCTGGATCAAAAGGATCGTTATAAGAAGTATCATCTTTAGGATCGTAACTTCCAGAATAACTTCCAGGATCATCTCTATATGCTCGATTAGCTGCATCTATTGCTTGTTGATCTCTTGCTCTTTGCATAGCTTGTTGTTGTCTATCACCACCTGCAGCTGCAAACGCTGCCTCTGCAGCTCTTTGTCTTTCTCTTTCCCTTGCTCTATCTATTCTTTCTTTTGTATCTTGTATGTCTACAATATTTCTTCTATTTAATCCTACTCCAGGAAAACTAGCTGTTGTTATTCCTGTAGGTATCGCGTTTGGATTTGTAGCTGCTATAAATTCTTCAATACTAAAATCATCATCGTCATCATCACCTTCTGCTAAACCTGCAGCTACTAATTCATCCAAAGTTTGATATGTAGGATCTTTTTGTAATGATTTATCATCAAATACAAGATCAGCTTTAGATTTTATGCCTTTTGTTCCAAACATCATTTTTTCAAAATCATCAAGTGCTTTTAATCTAGCTGCTTTTTGTTTAGGATCTTTCATTTTTTCATTAATCATGTCTCTTCTTTTTTGAATAGTTTCTGGAGTTACTTGACTTAAATTATATCCAGCCATAACATTTGCTCCTGTATTATAGTCACCCGAACCTTGAACAATTCTTCCAATATCATCTAATATAATTCCAGAGCCTAAAGCTTCATTTTCTATAATAGCTCTTCTATTTACAGGGAGAATATCATTAGCAATATTAGCAACACCTCCAATTATTCTACCTGGTAAACTATTTTTTGCATATGTTGCTATAAGACCTGGTATACCTGTTAATTGTGGACCTTCATAATAATCTGGATAATTATCCATAAATTTTTGTGCTTCTGTTGCTGAAGAATATCCAGTTCCATATTTATTTATATCAAATTGTGAATCTCCAGACCCAATTAAATTTCTTTCAACAGCCTGTCTGTATGCATATGGACTATATTGATCTTTAGTTCTTATTCTATTTGGATCAGGATTATAAACACTAAAATCATCTCCACCCATTGATTGTAATAATTGTGGAGTAATACCAGGTGTAGTTTCCTCAATTGGAAGCTTTATATCAGGTGACGGTGTATCAACAACAGGTTGAAATATACCAGAAATATCTGGTAATGGTTGAGCTAAATATTGTTGAGCTAAATCAGCTAAAGTTGCTGGTGTTCTTCTTACAAAGTTACTTCCTATCGCCATTATCTTCTTCCATCCGGTTGTATATCTAATCTAAACGTACCAAGTTTCCAGCTTTGAGATGTCGTTGTATTTGCTATCTTTAAAGACACTGCTCTAGCTCTTGCACGAGTATCTACTTTACTAGTAGATGAGCTAATTGTAAAGGGTCCTAATGCTGAGCTTGCTTGACTATCGTTTGGATAATTACGTAATTGCAAGGTTACTTGTGTATTACCTGTTTGTGATAAGAAATCTGGTACAAATCTTCTAATTTTCATAATATGTTCACCATCACCTCTAAATGTTGCAAGTCCTGTTGATTGACCTAATTGAGATCTTTGTTGTGTAATATCAAAATCTCCAGATTGTATATTAGCAGTAATAGCTGTAGTAGTTCCTTCTGCAACTTGATCAGTGCCTTTTTCATGTTCGTAGTAAATTGTACATCCATCTGTATTACCTACAACATCATAAGAATCATTACTATCTGCATCATAATCAGTTCCGTGTGGTAAACCAAATACTGCTGAATCTTGCCATGTTCCTCTAGCTAATGTTCCTGTTGTCCATACAGGTCTTTGTGGAGTAGAATCAAAATAATTATAAGTTACACATCTATTAATAACTGTTGAATTTTCTGTGCAATAAAACCAAGTAATTTCACCAAACAAATTATTTAGACCTACATTAACTAATTGACCTGCAGTCGTATTTAAATCGTTATATACAAAGTCTTCTACCAAACATAATAAAGATTCTAGATTACCAGCATATTTAAAGAAACCATTTTCTGATATCCAATAAGCTGCACCATCAACTTCAATTGCAGCATTCTGTCCAATCAATCCACAGTTTGTACCTACTTGTGTAAAACCAAAAACAAGAGATCCACCAATAAAACGCATTGTAAATAATGATGTATCTGTCCAAACATATATTGCGTCCCTACCTCTAATTGCTCCTACAATCTTTGATCCATCAGCTAACCTTTGTGCACCCGCTGAATTATCTACTGTTTCTGTATAAGTATTAATATCTTCTCTTTGTGAAAATCTAATAAACATTTCATCCTGTGTTGATGAATCTCCAATTGTTGTTTCTGTTCCAAAAAATACTAAGTGACGATCCGGTGTAGATACTAACATGTCTCTTGACGCTGTTGGTGCACCAGATATAATAGTTGCTCTATTTCTTACAGCGTTTGTTGCGTTTGAATCCCATTCAAATACTTGTGCATTATGTATTAGTGCAATAATCTTGTCACCAAAATTATCAATGCTCCATAAACCTGGATCAATAACTAAATCTCCTGATGCAGCTTCACCCCATCCAATATAGTCTGAACTATTTGTAACAGAAACACCTGCATTGTGTGTTGCAGCTGTTGTATTTCTAACACCTCTTGTTACACCTGTTAAAACACTAGAGGATATACCTGTATAAGATATTTCCTCTGTTCCTATTTGTACAAAGTTTGTACCTGATGTTGGAAACTGTGATGCATCATTTAGTTGTATACCTGTAGTTTGAGATGAATTAATACCACTTGTTAAACTAGTAACAGCTTCTCCTGCAACTGTACCACTCCATTGGCCTAGTCCCCAACCTAATCCAGGTAATTGTTCTGCAGGACCAACTGGATAATAGTGTTGAACTCTAATACCTCCAGATGAACTTGCTCCACTACCACTTTCATTTGAAGGCATTGTAATTGTAATACTTGTAGAGTTGGGCACACTTGTAACCATAAATTTTTTATCATCAAAATCAGATGCAGTAAAATTAGAATTTGTAATTGTAGAAAAATTATCTAAAAGAACTATGTCTTTTGCTGATATATTGTGAGCCCCACTAAAAGCTATTGTAACAACTGCTGAACCGTTAGTAGTAGTAAAACAACTAGATAATGTATTTGTACTTTTAATTGGATGAATATCATAAAATACACCACCATTGTATGCATATAAAATTCTGTTTGTACCAATAATTGAAAATTTTTGTCCTGATTTATTTACAATGTGATGCATTTTTCTTGCAGCACCTGTTATTTTATTTTCACCTAATTGAGACCAACCACCTATTTTTTCAGGTGTGCCATATCTAAATCTTACATTATCTCCATCAACCCATTGTCCTTCGGCTGTGGTTTCTGTAATCTGTTTATTAAATCCAGGTTGAAAACCTATCTTTTGTAACATATGACTCCATTATAATACTATTTTACAAATGCTGGTAGACCTAGTTTTGGTCTGCCATCAAATTTG